AGATATGCAGCGCCCTCATAATTATCAATTTGGAACTGCAAAACTACGAGGAGGAAGGAAGCGATGGAAATCTTAAAAGCGCAGATCCAGGGGTTGAAAGCATCCCTGTCTGAACTCAGGGAGAAAAAGGACCTGTTCATAAAGGCACAGACATTGGCCGAGCAAGTCGCCAAGGCTCAAACCGCTGGCGACGTCCTGGAAGAATCCCTTGGAGCGGTAAAGAAGACGAAAGCGGATTTGAAGGACAGGAGGTCGGAGATCCTAAAGAGCGCCCTAGATCCCTTGGCCCAGGCGATAACTGCACTTCTTCCCCGTGGGGAAGGTGTCGTGACCCTGGACGATCATCTTTTCCTTGGCTGGAAGGATGGGGAAAGGTTGGTTCCCTACAACGGCCTTTCGGGCGGCGAGAAGGTTTTTTTCGACGGTGCCCTGGCCAGTGCACTCCTGAAGGACGGTGGACAAAAGATCCTTGTGCTGGAAGGCGGAGAACTCGACGACTCCAACTTGGTAGCCACGCTGGAGAAGATCATCCTTGCCCATCCGGACGCCCAGGTAATTGTAAATACCTGGTACAACCCCCACGAGGTACCCGAGGGATGGAAGGTGATCCAGCTATGAAAACGGTACATATTTCTCGCGCACAAAGACATTCCTCTTTCGATGAAAGTGGAACATATACCCGGATTTTAATTGGGAAAGAAATTCCCGAGCAGGTAGACCTAAAAGAGGCCAGAGCGGTTTTCACCAGGGAAGCCGAGACTCTTTTTAACGCTCTTGTCGAGTCCCTTCCCGGTGGCACCTTATCTGCCCTATTTGCCCGGATGTGCGAGCATTACAGAAGCCTTTTTGTGGTTCGATAAAGGAAGGTGGTGAGACTGTGAAAAAACTCAATGCCATATATGAAGAACTGACGGCCACAAAAGAGAAAATGAAGGAAGCCTTGGAGAAGGAATTTCTTCTTGATTCTAGGGTCCTCGTTAAACTCCACTGCAACCAGTCTTCCCTGACTGAGGGAACGGTCATTGCTCATGATGGGAAGGGATATGTTCGAGTAAGGATGAAAACCGCCAAAGAGGCAGTGAGATCAGTTTTCTATACAGATGTTTTTTGATCTGTAACTAAGGAGGCCCCATAATGGTAAATTTGGATTCCCAACAATATGCCGCAGTTGATACGGATTCCCGGCAGGTCCTCTGCCTGGCCGGGGCTGGCAGTGGTAAGACCCGCGTCCTGGTCGAGCGCATTGCCCACCTGATCGAAAACAAGAAAGTGAGCCCGTACGAAATAATGGCTTGTTCATTCACTCGCAAGGCATCGGGAGAGTTAAGGAAACGCTTTGAGGAAAGGGTCGGAAGGGGTGCCCACCATATCACCATGGGGACCATTCACAGTATCTCACTTCGCTATCTGAAGCGTTTCGGTGAACTCATCGGCCTACGCGGGAAAAACCTGACGGTATACTCCGAGTTCGAAGAAAATTATCTGCTTCGGGAATGCGCGATCGATCTGGGGATCTACAAGGGGAAAGCCTGGAAGATTCCCAAGAGAGAGATTGACGCGGTATTTAACGACTATTACGAGAAGGGATTGATTCCTCCGGAGGATCACCCCTGCACTCCGATCTTCAATGAATTCATCTCCAGGTGCCGGGAGAATAATTCGCTTACTTACGGTGCCCTTCTTTGTGGTTTTAAAATTCTGCTTCCTCTGATCAAGCAATATCTCAACCTAAAACACATTTTCGTTGATGAGTGCCAAGATCTCGATCTGCTACAGTGGAAGATTTTTAACGAGCTGCGGGATCTATGCGGGGCTTCCCTGTTTGTGGTCGGAGACATTGATCAATCCATCTACTCTTGGCGTGGCGCAATTCCAGAATACCTCATCGAGCACCAGGCGGAATTTGAGATTTTTAAGATAGAAAATAACTATCGATCTTGTCCGGAGATCGTGGAGGCCGCCAACCGACTGATCGAACATAACGAATCGCGGATCCCCAGGACGATGAAAGCGACGCGGGAGGCGGCCGGGGACATTCGGATCATGCCCAATATGGACACGGAGGCCATAGTCAAAAAAATCTTGACCTTCGCGGACCGGAGCCGAGATAAGGATATTTGTTTTCTATCTCGAAACCATTTCCTCCTTAAAAAACTTGCCTCTTGTCTTGATGTGATTAATTTTCCCTACATCTACATCGGCCGCCAAATGGAGTTGATCGAAAGCCCATTGTTTCGTATCTTCCATAGTTTTCTTAAATTGCTCGTTAATCCCTTTGATAATTTCTCTTTCCTGTTGATCCGTGACCTCCTGGGCCTCTCCCGGCCGCAGTACAACGAGATCCGCCTGAAGGCTACCCAGAAGAGCAAGAGCCATTTTCAGACGTGGGTAGAAAGCAGAACAGAAGAATCTTCCAACCGCGTTTCAGATTTTTTCTATAAAACAGATAGAACAAGTTTTGAACTGGAAGAATCTTTTATGTATCTCGTTTCGGCCTATGATTGGCCCGAAGAAATTGATTTGGTAAGGACCTTTGTAACTTCCTGGATGGCAGATAATTCCAATAAGACGATTTCAGATTATCTCGACTGGCTGGCCACCTATGATTATTCGGATGAAATAAAAGAGGATGATTCAAAATTAAAACTGATGAGCATTCATCAATCTAAGGGCCTTGAATTTCCCCTTGTCGTTATCATCGGGGCCAACGAGGGAATTATACCAAGTAAGCAAAGTATTGAAGCAGGCGACTCCGAGATTGAGGGGGAACGGAGATTGTTCTACGTTGCCCTTACCAGGGCTGAGGATTCTGCCGTTATTTGCATAAGGTCGGAAAGAAAAGAAGACGAGCGAGGGCGAGTCTTTGAGAATCCAGTTAGTCGATTCATAAAGGAAATGAAAAATGAATGATGTTCCTTATGGCTGCTGCCATTGTGGATGCGGACAGAAAACAAAGATCGCGGGGAAGACACAGGTTCATTTGGGCTGGAAAAAAGGAGAACCTTTATTTTTTATTATTGGACATAATCGAAAGCGAGTCAGCGGGGGAAAGGTAGAAACTTCTTTTCAAAAGTATCCTGAAAGATTTAAGGATGGTCATACCGTAACTGATTTACCTGGGGAGGAATGGAAGGCGATACCCTTTTGTCCCAAATACTCGGCTTCAAATTTAGGAAGAATTAAGAATGGAGAAAGAAATACGACAATATCCTGCTGCATAACAAAGGCAGGCCGAGTTCAGACTGCACTCTATTATCGTGGTAAATTAAAAAGTTTCTTAGTTCACAGATTGGTTTTTGAGTCCCTTAATGGACCAATTCCGCAAGGACAGGACATCAACCATAAAGATGGAAACCCACAGAATAATAACCTTGTAAACCTGGAACCATGCACCAGATCGGATAATTTATTTCATGCCTACGCTCACGGATTAAATAGCGGGCGAGGGGAACTGAATAGGAATTCAAAATTAAAATCAAGAGAAGTTTTTCTAATAAAGAAATTACTGAAGAGTGGTAAGTGGACCCAGGATTCTATTGCTAAAATGTTCAGGATTTCTAGCGTAACGATAAATCACATAAATACGGGAAGGCATTGGAGTGAAGTTTAGCGGGAGTCCAGAGCCAAGGAAGGGGAAACCAAGGCCGCAGGGCGTAAAGGCGATGCGCCCCTCCCGCACCCAGAAAGGGGGTGGATCTTTATGAAATAGAGGCCCGAAGAAAATATGATTTGTTTACAACAATTGGTAGATGGGGGAGGGGTTCCGGCTATTCCCTCCCCCCTTTAAAAAAGGAGGATTTGATTATGCCAGAGAAAACGAAAGAAAAGGCAGTTATGGTTGAACCGCAGATTAAGACCGTAAAGTCTTCGGCGATTCTCAAGTGCATTTTGACAGAGGAGGAAAAGCGGAAGTTGGCTGATGACTTGGCGCAGGAAGTCGAACAGGTCTCGCGCCTGGAGGGGGAATTGAAAGCCTTGGCCTCAGAAATGAAAGCCAAGATCAACGAGGTCCAGGCTCGGCTGGCAAAGCATGCCTCCCTCTTCCGGCAAGGCTATGAATACCGGGAGGTCGCCATCGAGATCGTTAAAAACTTTCACTCGGGCACGGTCAGCAAAACCAGGATGGATACCTTTGCCCAATACGAAGAGCGCGCCATGACCGGCGAGGAGAGGCAACAATTCCTTCCTCTGGAACCACCGAAAAAGACCGACGACGGGAACGGGAAGGAAACCGAGAAAACCAAAGAGAGGGAAAAGAAATGAGAATTTTCTTTATCGTCCCGGGTGAGCCCGTTGGATACCTCCGAATGACTCAGGGGCAGCTAAAACTTATGCGCATTCCCTTTCATAAACTGCGCCCCGATGGACTTAAGATCCTAAAGCAGATTGAAAAATATTTCTCCTACAAAACAGGAGTTCGGGTTTGTTCGTCACCTTATGAAATCGATAGGAAACCCAAAATCAAGGCCTATCTGAACGTGATGATATATTTTCGGACCCGCAAGCATCCGGATCCAGGAAACGTGCTAAAGGGCATCGAGGATGCACTTTTTGAGAATGACAATCGAGTCGCCGGCGGCGTGGATTTCGATTATGACCCGGAACGTCCGAGGGTAGAAGTCGAGATCATCCAATAAGGAAGGGAGGTTTTAATGTTCACCTTGGCCATTACGTGCATAGCCGTTGGGGTGCTTGTCCTGGCCCTTTGGCTCAAGAGGAAGAAAACCATGGATTACCCACAAGAGATAAGGCTGAGGGCCAATTCCAATGCCTTTCGCAAAATGGAGTAAAACCGGCAGATAATGTTCAACAATAGAATGGCACAAAGTGAGAAGAAGCAGGAGGAGATCCTTCGCGAGAAGACTCTTGCCGATCCGGAAGCCCACGGCCTGCACGGATCCCTGAGCGACGGGATTAACAAAACGCGGATGCTCGAGCTGGCCCGCGAATATGAACAGAAAGAAGCAGATCGACTGAAGCAATCATTTAGAAATGAAAATAATCAGAAAAAAGGAGGGAATGAAGAAATGGGAAAAACTCCGTGGACGGGGGAACAAAGGAAAAATTTTATGGAGACGATGGCCCGAAGGCGGGAAGCCAGGTTAACTGGGAAGCCGGATCCAAGTTACGAAAAGAGACGGGAGGCCAAAAGGGAAAATGACAGGCAATATCACCGCCGCAAAGCAAGGGAGAAGAAAGGGCTGCCGCCCGAAGTGCACACGGTCGAGGAATTACAGATCATGGACAATGGTCTCCACGTCCACTGCATGGCGTGTGGCTTCCGGATGGAGATCTCGCCGGAGGGGATCAAGGCGCTGCAGAAAGGAGGCGGAGATTGAGTTACCAGGAAATCGAACTGGATCGCATCAAACCGTCCGGATTTAATCCGCGGAAAGTTTTTGAGGGTAAAAAGTTTGACGAACTGGTGGAGTCCATCCGGAAAAAGGGAGTCCTCCAACCCATAGTCGTCCGCCCGCTAAACGATCCCAGGGACAGAAACGGCCGGGACGATTGCATGTATGAGATTGTCGCCGGCGAGAGACGTTGGCGGGCCGCATCCAAAGTCGAGGAACTCCACGGAGAAAACGGATTCGGAAAAATCCCGGCCGTCGTGCGCGACCTTACCGACGATGAAGCCTACGACATAATGACGATCGAGAACCTGCAGCGGGAGGACCTGACCGAACTGGAAGAGGCGCAATCTTTCAAATCCTTCGTCGATCGCCACGGCGAGGATGCAGTCAAAGATCTGGCCGGCCGGACCGGGATCGATCCGCGGTACATACGCCGGCGTGTGCATGTCTTAACTCTTCCCGCCAAAATACTCGAGTCCTGGGAAGCGGGGAAACTGAAATACGGGCATCTTGAGCAGTTGCGCCGACTGGACAAGGAAGGGGAGATCCTCCAGGCCTTTAAGGATCTCACCGAGCGAACTTCCTGGGAGGCCCAGCAAGAAGGCGGCGCAGTCAAATCGGTGGAATACCTGAAAAGAAAACTGGATGAAAGATCTGTCGCGTTCAAATATGCCCTATTCGATCAATACGAGTGTGCGGCCTGCTCTCGAAACTCCCACGTTCAAAAAGAACTATTCGGCGTCGAATCCACCCGGACGCTCTGCCTGGATCCGGCCTGCTTCAAAAAGAAGTTGAATGACTGGCTTCTGGTCCCCGCTAATTGGAAGACAACGACGTGGGCCAAGAAAAATAAAACGAACGGGTTTCGCTTTGACGGTTCTGTCGATTACCGCCAATATGAGCATTTCTACAGGGATCCCCCCAAGGATTGTCTGGCCTGTCCAAAATTCTGTTCGATCATCGTGATCGGAAGGGATGAAAATCGCTACGGGAGGGATAGGGCCTGTATGGATCCTTCCTGCTACCGCAGTAAATTCCAGCGCGAACGCGGATCCGGATCCGTGAAAGAAAAGGCCGTAGCTAGGGCGAAGAATCACGGGGAACAATTCCGGGAATTATTTTATGCCTCCCGGATCCCCGAGGTAGCCAAGGAGATCCCCGCGGAGGACGTGCGAATGGCGCGGCTGGCCCTGGTCGCCATGCTCCAAAAATTCCGCGATCTCTCGGAATGGTTCACCAAAAAACACAAGAGCAAAAATACAGGGAAACAGGTCGGCTATTGGTATCGATCTGCTTCTGTTCTTTGGCCCATCGTCGACAAGATGGACTTGCCCGCGGTGATGGAAGACATCAAGGAGGCTGCCCTCCGGATCTCCCTCGATACCGACTACGGCGCCCTGGGCCGGCACCGGATCGGGCTGGAACTCGGTATCGACCTGGCCAAGGAATGGAGGATCACCGAAGAATACCTGCAGGCGAAGACGATCAAGGAGATCCACGCCCTGGCCAACAAGCTCGGCCTCTGGAAAGAGAAGAAGGCCCAGGCGTATCTTTTTGAGAAGCTCGGCAAGAAGCGCGGCGCCTTTGAGGGTTGCAAGAAATCCCAACTGATCGAGATCATCCTGAAGTCGGGGATCGACCTGGCCAACAAGGTCCCGACCGAGATCCTGGAGATTGGAAAATGATGACAAACGAGCCTCCGTCAAACAAATGCCCCAGGTGCGGCCTGCAAGTAGATGCCATCGCCCCTCTCCATCCCCAGGCAAAACTTATGAGGGGCGCGTTCTCGGTGTGCAGTGGATGCGGGGCAATCTTAATTTTCGATGAGGATTTGGTCTTACGATACCTCACGTCGGCCGAGATGATCGACCTGAAAGGCTGTGCTTCTGCCTGGAGGATAATCACCCTGGCGCAAGAAGGCGTTGTGAAAAAAAACTGACCGCGAAGAAGGGAAATGGGCGAAATGGCTGACGGAAGAATGTTGAAAAACAAAATTTCTCGCGATGTTACTGTAGCTGATCTTCCTACAGATACCGACCGGGTACTTTTCACGTGGGCGATTTCTCATCTTGATATTGAGGGTCGGATATCGGGAGATCCACGGGAATTTAAAGCTTCGGTGGTTCCTCTTCTTGATCACATAACCCCCCTGTTGATAACTGAGTTTTTTGAAGTTGCGGAGTCTTTAGGACTTATTCACAGGTATCAGGCCAATGGCCGATGGGTTATTGAATTTCCAGGATTTATAAAAAACCAGTCATTACGAAGAGATAAAGAAAAAGAATCAGAATTTCCACCACCTACTCCCGGATCACTCCCGGATCACTCCCGGACTACTCCCGCTGAAGATAAGATAAAAGAAGTTATAAGAAGAGAAGAGAAGTTAAAAGAAGGCAAGGAAAGGGAGTGTGAGGGGAAACCAAAAGAGCCCGATTCCGAAACTCAAGAGCAAAAAGAAAGATTCAGAAAATCCTTTCAGGTAAAGTGCAACCGCCTAAGACCAAAATACCCCAGATTCAACCCGGAACTTTTTTTTCAAAACAACTTGAACGGAAATCGTGACGCAATCCTATTGTGCCTGGATCGACTCCTAGAAGCAGAAACCCCAATCTCCAATCCAGAAGCCTACTGCGAAAAGATAATCTCCATAGAGAGTGGAAATTTCAACGAACGTGAGGCCATAAAAATACACGAAGAGATTAAAAAGAACTCCCCGTCGTCTCTTGGTGACTGCTTGAAAAAGGCCATGAAATGAGTTGCCCCGAAAAATGCAGAGGGTGCCCTAAATTGAATCATTGCCAGATCCGAGGTAAGGAATGGCTCAAAAATATAGAAACACTGCTGTCTGATAAACGAGCAAAAGGCGAAGGTGAACATATGGCTGATGAGATAATAACCTACATGCAAAAGTATTTTATGGAAGGAATAAGATAATTGCCCATCCTGAATGGTTGGAAATCCATCATGAATTTCTGCGGAATCAACGATCGAGAAACAATCCTGAAGTGGGTTGAAGAATTTAAATTACCTGTTGTCATCATCGGGGGCAGGGCAACGGCTTGTACCGAAAGTATCGTTTTATGGCATCGTGAAATACAAAAAAACTCTCCAGGTAGAAAACCCACTACTTTTCCACATAAAACCCGCATTAAACCCACCTAAAACCAGTATCCACCTCGACTTGACATTAAAAAGTAAATAATATTCAATGCCTGCATGGCTGATATTCCCCGTGCGACCCCGGAAGCAGGAAGAAAGGCCGCTGAAGTAGTTCATGCGGCGATGGCTGAAGCCTTTGCCAGGCGTGGCATAGACGATGATTTTCTCACCACAAAACTCCTCGAAGAACTCGAAGCCAAAGACACCAAGTTTTTCCAGAAAGACGGCGTGGTCATTGAATCCCGCGAGGTGGTTGACTGGGATGTGCGCCAAAAGGCCCGCCAGGACACGCACAAGCTCCTGGGGCATTACCCCAAGGAATCCCTGGAACTGACCCTCAGTAAACCTATTTTGGTCATTAGGGATGCCAAAGCGGGCGATAGCGTCCCATCCGGAGAACGCGATGGAGAATGACCGGAAAACACTAGACTTCGATTTAGACGTTGCCAACTTCCGCGCGGACAAAAACAGGAAGCAGGTCCAGGCTCTCGAGGTCCTAGACTCTGGGTTGATCAAATTTCTGCTGTATGGCGGGGCCCTGGGCGGAGGCAAATCGTATTTTCTCCGCTGGTATCTCATGCGCCGGCTGATTAAACTTTTTGAAAAATATAAGATCCGAGACCTGGCCGTCATGTTGGCATGTGAGGATTACCCTGCCCTGAAGGATCGGCAACTCGTTAAACTCTTCAAGGAATTTCCAAGGTGGCTCGGTCAACATATAGCTAATCACAAGATTTATGGAAATTGCTTCTTGGTGGAACCTGAATACGGATCCGGTGCCCTCTGTTTTCGGAACCTCGATGATCCGAGTAAATACATGAGTTCTGAGTGGGCTGCTATCGCCGTGGACGAGCTCACCAAAAATAAGTATAAGACCTTCGATGATCTCCGGATGCGCCTACGCTTCAAGGGGATCCCGGACATCGAATGTCAATTCATCGGCGGTACTAACCCCGGAGGGATCGGCCACGGATGGGTGAAGCAACTCTGGATGACCAAGCAATTTCCTCCTGAATGGTACGACGGGCCGATCGATTACCGCAAGCAGTTCGCCTATGTCCCCTCCCTGGCCGACGATAATCCCTACTTGGATCCCGGCTACTGGCAGATGTTGAATACGCTCCCTGCTCCGCTCCGTAAGGCTTTCCGGTATGGCGATTGGAGCACGTTCATAGGACAGGCCTTCCCCGAGATCACCAAGGTCGCCCACGAATACAAGCCAACACCTGACAACCTGTTTCCACAAGGTGCCTGGATCGGCATGACATTCGATTGGGGATTTGGGAAACCTTTTTCCCTTGGCTGGTGGCATACGGACGCGGACGGCCGGCTGTACCGGGCTGCAGAGTGGTACGGCTGGAGCGGGACCGCGGACGAAGGCCTTCGGCTGCCCGACTCGGCGATCGCGGAGGGGATCAAGAAGCGTGAAGAGGCCTGGGGGATCTCCAACCTGGTGACCATGCGCAAGGCCGGGCCCGACTGTTTTCAAAAGAAACCCGACTATAAAGGCGGAGGTCAAGGGCGGAGCACCGCGGAGATCTTCCGGGATCTGGGGATTATTCTCACGCCCGGGGATCCTTCCCGAAAGCTGAAGATCCGGCAATTCCGGGAACGCCTCCGGATCCAGGACGACAGGCTACCCATGATGCTCATCAACGCGGATTGTGAGAATTTCTGGCGAACGGTTCCGGACCTGATTGTTGATGAAAATAACATCGAGGACGTGGACACGAAGGGCGAGGACCACGTTTATGACGAACTTGCCCACGTTTGCATGGCTCGGCCTCTATCCAGCGTGAAACCAATCGTTGTAATCCGTAGGCCTCCGAAGGATGCCAGCGAGGTCGCGGACCTCGAGCGCCAGCGGATCTGGGAAGAGATCAACCAGGCGAATGAGCAGAACCTGGAACCCTATTGAGAGGAGGAATGGATGAACGCACAGGAAGAAACTTTAGTGGCACGAAAGAAGGCGGAGACCGAAAAACTGGAGAAGGATTTCACCTATCATGCCCCGAAAGGGGATCAGGTCCCACGGTATCAGGCGATCCGGGACCAGGCGAAGCAGTTCGCGGCCTACATCTTGGATGCCACGATATATTCCCGGGAACAATCCCTCGCCTTGACCAAACTGGAGGAGGTTGTCTTCTGGGCCAACGCCGCGATCGCGCGAAATGAGTGAGGGGAAAAAGATGGAGAAAATTTTCACTTGTTTGGTCCTTCTGGCCGTCATGGTCTTCTTGGGCGTGATGCAGTGGCGGCAACAATCCCACCATTTCAAGGTGCAGAAAAACCTGATGGACCGGATCATGTCGAGGAATTTCGAGACCTACGTCCAGGGCCAGGTAACGCAGGAACCACCATCCATATCCGAAGAAGAAAGGATTGAAAAGATCCTGGCAGCCGCAGAGGAGAAAGGAATCCCGGTTGACTGATGATTAAACTCTCCGAAATCGAGGAATGTAAGGGTCCCAAGGACGAAGTTAAGCTGGGTGGACTTATCGAGCAGCTTTTCGATATCCAACACGATATCTCCCGGCTGATCATAGACCGGATCCTTTACCGAAACATTCTCTACTACATCGGGGAGCAGTATATCGAATTTATAAAATCAGCGGGAACTTTCAGGCGGAAACTTCTGCCCGCGTACATTCCTACACCCGTTTCCAATCAGATCAAGGATTTTGTTCGAGCGGTCAAATCTGCCCTGATCAATCAAAAACTGGTACCCACGGTCTCTCCCAATACCGGCGAGCCCGAAGACAACCAGGCTGCGGAACTTGGAAGCAAACTTCTGGAATGGATGGATGGGATCAACGATGGCGAATTTCAAGAGGAAAAGGAAAAACTCACGATAATGCTGGCCCTGAACGGGACGGCATTCATGCGCACCTACCCCGACATGGACGCCGGTCAGTGGTTCATGGATAAAGACAAGCTGATGAAGACTGGTGAAGTCGTCACCAGAACGATTCTGCCCTTCTCCGTTCGGATGGATCGATTCGGGGACCGGATGACCGCCAAACGGTGGATCGGTCTGCAATCCTTGCAGTCCCGGGAGTGGGTCGAAGATATGTTCCACGTGAAAATAGACACGTCCCCGGCTGCCGACATGATCGACTATGAGCGCAAACTCATGAAGCTCGTCTCCCAGGTCAGCCCGTGGAAAGGCGCAGGCCTGGAGGCCCAGACATGGGAAGAAGACGAAGATCTCGTTCTTCTGCGGGAAGCGGAATTCAAACCCACCATCAAATTTCCCAACGGCCGGTATACCGTTTGCTGCCAAAGTAAGGTCCTCTTGGATGCACACCGGCTGCCCATCAAATCGGAGAAAGGGTCCTGGTATTATACCCTTTCCGATTTTCATTATGACTACGTGCCCGGGCGGTACTGGAGCGAGGCTCCCGTAAATGATCTGATCAGCCCGCAGAATTCCATCAATGAGATCGACCAGCTCCTTGCGATCAATCGGAAAGGCGTCGGCCGGCCCAGGGTGACGAGCCCCTCGGATATCGGCCTGAAGCGGATCGGCGAGGGTGGTCATTCCTTCATGATTCTCAAATACGACGCCCTGCTTTCGGGCGGCCAGAAACCCACGATCGAGCAAGGGATCCCACTGCCCGAACAAATCATCGAGGAGCGCGGCCTTCACCTGACAACGATTCAGGACGTGAGTGGCGATCCAAAGAATGTTCTTAAGGGTCACGCACCGAGCGCCTCTTCCTCCGGGATCCAGATCGATATCCTCCGGGAGACCGCGGAACGGGGACACTATCCCGACCTGGAGCGGTACAACCGGGACATGGGAAAAGTCTACAAGAAGCGGCTTCTCTTGGCCTCGGAACTCTATACTGAAAAGCGCCAGATCAAGATCTCGGGCCGAGGGAAAAAGATCCAAGTCCTGGCCTTCAAGGGAGCCGATCTCCGAAGTAACACCGACGTCAAACTTGAACTGGATAGTGGGATCTCCACCACGCGGGCAGGGCAGACTCAACTGATCATGCAGCTCGCCGAAAAAGGAATGTTCGGCGACGTGATGAATAATCAGGAACTTCGGGAGGAGTTGCTTTCCCGGATGGGTCTCGCCGGCGTCACATCTCAGTCAAACGTCGATATGGAGCGGGCAGAGGCAGAGAACGCGGCGATCGCAGCGGGCCACGTGGAAGATATCATGTTGGCCGAACCTGGCCAGCCGGATCCGACGACCGGGCAGCCCGGGGAACCCACCGTTGTCAACGATGATCCGCTTTTCAAATACGACAATCACGCGGTCCACTTCGAGGTCCACCGGCGATTTATTCTTTCCTCGGCCTTCGAGGGGTTGCCCATGAAGGCGAAGACGATCGCTTTTGCTCATGCGGATCTGCATGAGTCATTAGTCCAGCAAGTTGCAGCACAACAGGCAGCAGTGGCCGCAGAACAGAAACAAAACGCCGGTCCCGGGGGAAAGCCTGTAGGTCCATCACCGGGTGGTGGCGGCAAAATCGCATTAACTCAGCCTGGGGCGGGTGGGCACCCCATGCCAACGACAGAATCCCGCCTGGCTGAAATGGGCGGAAATACGGGAGGGAGAATGTAATGGCTTGCGGAGCTTGTGCGAAATGCGGAAAGAAAATGAAGGCCCAGGGCGGGCAATGTATCTGCATGAATGACGCCTGCCCGAATTATCTGATCGGGGTGGAACCGACAAAAGTGAGCAATCTGGGAGAGGCCCGGACCACAGCGAAAAGCATGGTTCAGGACCCGGAGAACCCGAACGCCTGATGAGCCCTTATGCGACTTTGACAACCTTCGGGGACATTCTCAAAGAAGTCTATCCTCCGAGAAAGAGAGGTAAAGATGCCATTCAAAAGCCACGCTCAGATGAGAAAGTTTTTCGCTATGGAATCCCGGGGAGAATTGCCCAAGGGAAAAGCGGAGCAGTGGGCAAAGGAAACCCCAAATATTAAAGGTCTTCCTGAACGAATCGGGAAAAAGAAAGCCACCGGGAAATCCGGTTGGAAATAAAACCAGACCCATGAAATATTAGAGACCCTAATCTTTCATTGGTCAAAAGGAGACGGAAATGGTTGACGAAGACAAGGACCAAAGAACCGCAGATCCGGGATCGGACCCCGGAACCGAACACGGCAAGGTTGCAGGGGCCGAACCTGCAAAAAAAGAGGGGGCAAGTGACACCCCATCCCCCGAGGGTGAAAAACTTCCTTTTGATCAGCATCCGAAATGGAAGGCAGCCAGGGCAGCGGAAAAATCCCTGCAAGAAATTATGACGGCCAACGAGTTGGAGAGTCTTGAGGATCTCGTTCAATTAGTCGTCACGGGCAAGGAACTGAAAGGCAAGCAGATCGACGTCGACCAGCTCGATACCCTGCTCAAAAAAGCCCAGACTCTGGAGCGGTACGAACTCTACTGGAAAGAACAGGAAGAGCAAAAGCGCCGTTCAGAGGAAGATCCCACCCAGACCATTGCCCGGCTGGAAAAACAATTGAAAGACCTCTCGGAAGGGCAGAGAGGTAAGGAACAACAGGCCCAGAAAGCCCAAGAAGCGAAGAAACTCTGGGAGTCCTATGATTCCGAAGTTACCAAAATCTTCGAAACCATCGAGGATATTCCCCCGGAGGCCCGCAAGTTTTATACCTTCTTCATGGGCGTGAATAACCCGGCCAGCAACGTCGATTTCACCGACAAAAAGGCAATCAAGCAGGCTGCGGCGGAAGCTCGGAAGATTGTGGACGATCTCATGGAATACGCGATTAAGCAGTACGTCGATGGGAAGAGAAAAATTCCCACCGTTCCAGGATCTGCCGGCACCCCCAGCGTATCCCCCAAAATCAAAAACCTGCGAGAGGCACGGAAAATCATGCTTGAGCAGGCTTCTAAATTTCCACGATGAAAGGAAGGTAAGTCATGCCGGTTTATGCAGACCTCTCCAATTTGGCTGACATTCTGAAAAATGTCTATGGAGAGGGAATCACCAATCAGTTTAACGATGAGCGGACCACGTATAACCTCTTCCCGAAGAGCGATCGAAAGCCCGGAGGTAAAGGGTATGTCTTCGGGATCCGCTATGCTCGGACCCAATCGGTAGGCGCCCGGGCGGAATCCGTTCCCCTGCCCGATCCCATGACCGGAGTGAAGGACCAGGGGACCATTACCCCGAAGTACATTTACGGGACGATCCGATTGACCGGTCCCGCGATCGAGGCAGCCAAGGCGAACGCTATGGCCTTCGTGGATGGCCTGGCCGACGAAATGGACGACATTTATCAGAGCGTCGTCAATCAGATGAACCGCCAGGCCCACAGCGACGGATTTGGACTCTTGGCCACCACCACCGAGATAACGACCCCCTCCACCACGGCGACATGGGCCGCGACCTGCGACAACGACACTGGCGTCATGTACTGTCAGGAAGGGATGATCCTCGATTGTTACACCGGGGCAACCCCCGAACAGGATTTTTTCAGCCAGCGCATTAGTGCCGTCTATCCGGCCACGAAAAAACTCATCTTCGAAGCTGGAGTCAATACCTACGTGGCCAATCATCCGATCGTCGCAGCCCGGTCCTATCGGGCAGCCTATGCCACCGCGGTCGCTGCGGGGGCAGTACTGATCTCCCAGGGCGCAAGGACGGCCAGCCACGCGACCACCAATACCCCCTATGAGGTCTTTGGCCTGGATGCCATTTTCGATGACGCGACGCTCCTGGCGACCTTTGAGGCGATCACCGTGGCCACCAATCCGAAATGGCAGGCCAACATCATTTCCAATGCCGCAATCAACCGTGAACTCAGCCTCGATCTCATGCTGAACGCCTGCGAGATGACCCGGGTGAGGTCCGGGCGGAACGTAGACACGATCATGTCGGGCCTGGGGCAGAAACGGAAATACGCGAATCTTCTACTTCCCGATGTGAGATTCCAGCCCGGAACCCTGAAGGGCGGATACGAAACCGTTACCTTTGCAGCCGGGGATGGGTCCGTCAAGATGATCTTCGATCCCCTGGCCCAGAAGAACAAAATGTACTTCTACCCGGATGGCGTGATCCAGAAATACGAGCTCGCCCCCCTGGGATGGGGAAACCTGGACGGCGATCAGATGCACCGCCGAGCGGGATATGACGAGTGGGATCTGTTTCTCCGCCTTTACACCCAACTCGGATGCGAACAGAGGAACTGCCTGACCAAGGTCACCGACCTGGTCGAGCCACAGACCTATTAGGAGATTTAATCAACCACGGGGCGGTGAAAGAACCCCAACCCGCCAGCAACCTCCCTGGCAACCACCGACTTTTACCGCCCCATTTCAAGTATCCCGCGTGAGCGGGGGAAAACTTTGAAGGAGAAACACAATGATTTTTCGAAAAAAGGGAATGGTCGACATGCAGAATATGCTGGCACAGTTCTGCATGAATCAACTCGGCTTCGGACCTCTCGGCGAAATAATGCTGGTCACTCCCGGGAGCGGGAATGCACACAACTATTTCAGGGATAAGGTGAACGAGGCGAATCTTTTTACCTCGGTTCAGAAAGCATACGCGGCGGCGATCACGGCGCGTAATGATGTCATCCTTGTTACCCCCGACAATCACACATGGAAGGGGGATGGTGGTGTCCAGACGGCAGAATTGTCGTGGGACAAGCAGAATGTTCACATGTTGGGACTTTCCCCTGAAAATCTTTCCGGGTATGGCCGTGCGAGATTCAGCCATTCAAGCACAATGGTGAGCATGCTTGACGTGGGCGGATCTGGTTGTATTTTCAAGAATATCCGGTTGATGCACGGCAGCGCAAGTGCAGGAGATATCACTTGCTTAAAGACAAGCGGTGCGGGAAACACCTTCGAGAATTGTGGGTGGGCCACTCCGATAAATAACACGCAGGCGGAAGCATCCGCTTATCGGGGAGTCATCATCAATGGAACCCAAAATCATTTCAAACACTGCACGTTCGGGACCGCCAATGATGTTGACAGATCGGCGGCAAACGCCATTCTGAAATTTGAGACGACATGTAGCGGATGGAACGTCTTTGAGGACTGCGTTTTCCGGAGCCGGTCCGGAGGCGGGCAGACAACGGCCATTTTCATTGACGATGCCTGCACCGAGACGGTGGTCGACTATACGGGAATCTTCCTGAACTGCCAATTTCTGCATCAGGGAGCAACTCTCGCAGTGGCCATTACCAAGGCCGCGAACACATCCCGAAAACTGTATTTCGATAACCGATGCCGATTTGCAGGTGTCACGGATGTTATCGTCGACGCAAGGATAGGGGAAATTGTATCCGGTGACAATATGGCTTCCGAAGCAGCTTCGGCGGCGGACTTCAAGCAAATGCTGAAAGCCCGTATCCTGGTTGTTACTTAACCGACCTTAAAGCCCGCGTTAGGGCTTAAAGATGCCCCATGTAGGGGCGGGTTCCCGGGGTACCCTGGGGAAAGGGAGTAGCCCCGGGAACCATTTTCACGAGGAAATTAAAATGTCTACTGAGAAAGGTCCTTGGGCCGTCGCACATACTCACGATGCGGAAGAGATTAAAGGTCTACAAAAATTGATTCCCGCTGTCGTCCAGGGTCCACCCGGGTTACAAGGAATTCCGGGACCTGATGGACCTCCGGGATCGATTGAGAAAGCATGGCCTGTGAATTCGGTATTTTTCCTGACCACGGATGTCGATCCTGCGAAATTATTGGAATTTGGGACCTGGAAATTAGTAGGAACAGGGAAAATTTTAAAAGTTACAGTCAATATGTGGGAGAGAACGGCATAAATGGAAGACCCAACTTCAGTTTTTAAAGGGATTCTCTGGGGGCTTTTCATCATGGGCATCTTCTTGGGGACCCTTTATTTTCTCTTTTTTAGAATTCTCTAGGAGGAAAGAGGAAAGATGTATTCTCCTGATCGGTCATTTCTAAGACAACTCAAGACCCTCGATCGACGCCTTGGGATCAAATTCAACGGTCAAAATTTTGTGATTACCTACGACCGGGGCCATGGCGATCCAATTAATCTCCATGCGGTGAGAACGGACGCCGGGGGATTTCGCCAGCCCGATCGCCGGGATCTCGAATTTCTTTGCCAAGGCGACATGGAACGCCAGACACCCAGGGAGCGATTTCAAAAGGTCTCCACCTACATGTCTGAATATCAACAGAGCAAACGCCGGCAGGCCCGCGAGAACTTGCGAGACCTGACCAAAGACAACAAAAACCAACTCCGCAAGGCTTTTGAGCGGGTTTACGACACCATGGGGATCGGGATTCCACTAAAAGCATGAAGACAGCATTGGTCACAATCGTAGTTGGCAAACAGGTCCAGGAGATCTGGGAATTAACCGGAACTTCTTTCCTGCATTATGCCCAGAAGATCGGGGCTGAATTAGTAGTCCTGGATTCTCTGCGGATGTGGATGCCCTCTCCGCATTGGCTGAAGTTCGATCTGTTTGCCCTTCTCACCCGATGCGATCGCATTATCTACATGGATGCGGATATTCTCATCAGGCCCGATTGCCCGAACCTCTTTGAGTTGATCGACCCGGAGAAAATCGGGATCTTCAACGAGGGGAAATTCACTCCCCGGGCCATGGCCATTCATGAAATCAAAGTGCGCCTGAAGGACGATTTCCCTGGGTGGGATGGAGTCAGTTATTATAATTCCGGAGTCATGGTTCTATCCAAAAGACATCGGAATGTTTTCCTGAAGCCGGACAGCATTCCACAACTCCGCTTTCCGTTCGGTGAGCAGACCTTTCTCAATTATCGCCTCCTGAAAAGCCGATTTCCCGTTCAGGAATTGAACTACAAATTCAATCGAATGAGTCTGATGAATTCCCTCTTGGGAGTTTCCAGGCTTGATTCCTATGTGATCCATTATGCGGGCCCCGAATCCGCCGAGGTTCGAAAGACGGCGATCAAAAGAGATCTCGGTGAATGGTGGAAGGGCGGGCCGAAATACGAGTATCATCCCTGTATCTTCATCGAGGTTGGGGGCGGTCTGGGGGATCAGATCTGCGCGGAACCACACACT